GGCCGCAAGCTGGAGCACCGCCAATTCGAGGTCGGCAGGAGCGCCGTCAGGAAGCTTCGTGGCGTCCGTCAGCTTGTATCCGAGCAAGCGCTCTACATGGGCCGTGGCTGCAGCCAGGAGCCGCGCCAGATAGGCGTCCGTGTCCGGGAGGTTCGGGGAGTGCTCCCGCAGGTCAGCGACTGTCAGAGCCATCTACGGCCTCCGTCATGTCAAAATCCCATTTCTTGCGCAGCGTGTATGAAGGCCCGGTCGCCGGTCCCCCACTGGCGGCCGAAAGTTCTCGGCCACCCCGGGGGTCATGATCAAACCGCCAGCTTCAGACGCAGGTAGAGCTCGGCTTTGGCCGCATCGTCCGCGGACATCGAGACTTTCATGTCCGCCGCTATGCTCTCGATGGAATCCTCGTCCACGAGAACGGCACGGCTTATGTCGAGTGGCCGGCACAACTTCCGTATGTCGTCGATCTCGTCGATGAAGCAATCTATCAGGTCGTATGCCCGCTTAAGCATCGATCATCCCTCCTGTCTCGTATTGGTCGGCATGATCAGCCTCCACCGCTAGGCGCAGCCGCGACCCGCACGATGTTGCTGTCGATCTCCAGCGTGGTGTTGAGGGTCATGACGCTGTTGGCCTCGTCCAATTGCTCCTGCGCGCTCATGACCAATGCGACGAAGTAGCGGAGCGACGGCGTTCCGCCGGCCGGCGCATCCTTGAACTGGATCTTGATGGGATAGGCGTCCTTGGTCTTCTCGGCCGCGATCAAGGCGAGTTGGCCGGCATCGGAAAGGTCGAGGGCGCTGACGAACTGCATCGAGCCGGCGTTGCGCGTGCCCTTCAACTTGCGGGTGCGATCCTCATTGATCAGATCGACCGGGATCAGTTCGGAGGTATCGCCGGATGAGCCGAGATTTCTCGTTCCACCAACTTCTGTCCAGGTGATGGACGAGAAGTCCGAGGCGACAAAGTCCGTGCCTTCGAACGCCTTGGCGGCGCTGCCGATGAAGATTTTGGTGCCTGCGGTCGCAAAGACGTGGCTCATGGCCGGCTTCCTTTCGTGGTGCGCCGCTCCCTGGCGGCATCGATGGCGTTGCAGCGCTGGCATCCGGGCCGCCAGTTCGACCGCTCCATGCGAAGATGCGGAGCGCGACGGATGGAGCGGATGTGCATGACGACGACGGCCGGCGCGCCGCAGCGGCAAAAGCGGTTGCCGGGCTCGGCAAGAAAGGCCCGGGCCGCCTCTTCCCATCCCCGGTCGTAGCCGCGTCGGCTGCTGTTCGGCCGCTGCCGATCGAAGCGGGCCTTGCGCTCCGCATCGCGCACCGCAGCCTTGGGGCAGCGCTCACCGTGCGGGTGAACGCCGCCGCAATGGCCGCAGATACGCGGGGCGCGGGACGACATGGTCAAGCCACAGGCTTGTCGAGCGGATCGAGCACCGCAACCGCGCCGAGTGCGATCGAGGTGCCGCCGGCCTTGGTCAGCGCCAGGCAGACGTATCGCTTCGTGCCGCGATAGCCGAGGCGATAGGCGCTGTTCGCCGCCAGCGTGGCCGGGGCGTTCCCGTCGACGTAGGCAGCATCGGGAGCGGCGAAGCCGGTGTTGCTCTGGTCGCTTTCCTGGATGGCGATGCCGAAATCGCCGCTGCCGGCAACGGCTCCGGTATTGACGACGAAGGACGCCGACCGGGCGCCCTTCGTGTCGATGGCGATGCCATCCGCCGCCGCCGACTGCACCGCCGGGGCGATGGCTGCGAGCGCCTTGATGTTGCTGTAGAGATCGCGAAGCATGACGTTCGATCCTTTCCGCGCCGGGCTCAGGAGGTTGCGGTCTTCAGCTTGCGGAAGCGCGCCGCCTGCAACACGCGGCCGCCGGTGCGGCGCGTGGCATGGATGCGGGTGACGCCCTTGCGAGCCTGGGTGTAGGGGTCCGACAGGATCGACAGGCTGAGACGGTCGACGATGCGGTAGGCCGAGAAATCGCCGTAGATGATCGGATAGTTGCCATCCCCGATGTCGGGCATGTCGACCATCTCCATAACCGGCTTGCCGAGGATCGTTTCGGGCTGGCCGGCCGTGAAAGCGGGCTGCCACAGATAGTTGCCCTGGCCGTCCTTCAGCTTGCGGACGGTAGCGAGCGTAGTGCCGTTCATCGCCCATCGCGCGCCCGGCGCATTGCGATACGACGCCGGCAGCGCATAGAGCAGGTCGATCAGCTTGTCGGCGCTGAGGTTGGTGGCGTGGCCGTTGACCGTGTGCAGGATGTCCGCGTTGGTCATCAGGCCTTCCGGCTGCTTGACGCCCGAGCCGTTGACATAGGCCACGGCTTCCTTCTGGCCGAAATCCTCGGCGAGCGCCGTGCGGACCTCGGCCTCGGCCTGTCCGCCGCTGTCGGCCAAAAGCTCGTTGGAGATGTCGACGAAGGTGACGATCTTGTTGACCGGCACCTCCAGCATGCCGAAGCCGATGCCGCTCTCCTCGCTCTCCTCCAGCTCGTCCTCCCACTGCGCATTGGTGATCGAGGTGCGGCGCGGGTATTTGACCGAAGGCGCGCCAGTGGTGCGCACGGAGGCGACGGAGCGGATCGGGGAGAACTCGATCAGGTCGCGAATGAACTCGGTCGACATCTCGGCCGGGGCGAGATAGCCCGCCTGCGGATCGCTGGAGACGGTGAGCGCCTTCACCTCCTCGACCGGCGCCTGGTTGCCGAGGCGGAGGTACGTGCCGAACGCCTTGCGGACGGTCGCCGCTTCCTCATCCTCGTTCCTGCCGCCGCCGCCCGGCCGGTTGGCCTTCTTCTCGAGGTCGGCGAGCCGATCCGTGAGCGCCTTCAGCTCGGCACCGCCCTCCACCTTCTTCAGCCGCTCGTCGACGGCCTTCTGGAGGTCTTCCAGGCTCTTGGTCACCAGCGCGACGGGATCGTCGTCGGCGCCCTTGGTGACGATCGCCGTGCTGCCGCGCAGCGCATTTGCCATGACATGCCGCATGTCAGTTCCTTCCGATCTGCGCTGTTGCGCGGTTGAGGGCGGCGGCAAGCTGCAGCGCCTGCACCGCCGATTTCGCCGAGGTGACCTTCGCGTCCGGGTGCATGCCCACGGTCACGAGGCTGACTTCCAGCAGCTCCAGCGTCTTGATCAGCCGCCCGCCGCCGGAGCGGGGCTCGACCTTGCCGGCCACGAAGCCCACCGAGAGACCCTTCACGGCGCCGGAACGCACCAGTGCCCGGACTTCGCGCGCGCGTGCCACGTCCTCGACGAGGAGCTTTCCCCTGATGTGCCAGGCGCCGCCCTTGTCCTCGGCGCTGTCCCATGCGCCGATCGGGTCGCCCATGTCGTGGAACGCCAGCATCGGCAGGGGAAAGGCCGCCTTGGCGAAGGCGCCGGGCGCGATCATGTCGCCGATCCGGTCGGCCTGGTCGTAGCGCCAAGCTATTCCGCTGATATTGCCGTCGTCGGCCGCGGCGATCTTCGTCTCGATGTACAGCCTCTCCATCACGCGTCACCCCGGTGCGCGGCGCGGTCCGCGGCAAAGCCGTCGACCTGAACCTGCACCCAGTTCACGCGCAGCAGGCGAAGCACCACCTTCGTCGAGAAGGGGACAGGCTCGCCGGCCTCGCTGATCTCCCAGCGCAGCACCAGGCGCGCCAGGCTGTTCAGCCGGGCCTTCTCGCGGTTCTCGGCCGAGACGCGGCCCTCGGCGTCGGCCATCTCCGCCAGCTCGTCGGCAAGCGCGATCCGCGCCCGGTGCGCCGTCTCCGAATCGGGGCCGGCGATCCAGAGCTTGATCCCGGTCGGGTTGCCCGTGACCGGGTCGGCCAGCTCGAATTCATGGCCGCGGTCCTGGTCCGCGACATTGGCGAGGATGTCGTCAAGCTGCATCGCGGTCCTCATCGTCGGGCTGGGGCTGCGCAGAATTGTGCGGGGGTGTATCCAGATTTGGATTGGCACCCGGCTGGTTCGCGCCGGTATGCGGATTCGCGAACTCGTCGCCGCCCTCGTAGGGGGCGAGTCCGGTCCCGACCCACGGACGGGCCTCGTTGGGGTTGATGACGCGGCTGGCGATCAGGGACGAAATGGCGGTGGCGCGCGCTGTCAGATCGACCGACGAAAAGTCGTCACGCTCGAACGAGATGCGCCAGTCGACCCGCTCCTTCGGCGCGAACAGCGCCCGGCGCATGGACGCCTCGAACGGCTGCATCCACGTCTCGAGCGACGACAGGAACGTCTTCGTCTGCTGCTCGAAATTGCCCCACGTCGTCCGGCCCAGCTCGAACAGGAAGGCCGGCGGCACGCCGAAGGCGCGGGACACCTCGATCACCTGCTCCTTACGGAGTTCGAGGAACTGCGCATCGACGCTGGTGAGCGTCATCTGCTTCCACGTCGCGCCGTCCCACAAGATGCCGGTATTGCCGGCGTTGTCCGCGCCCTCCATCGAGACGCGCCAGCCCTTGATCATGTTGAGCGAGCCTTCGTGGCCCAGCGGCTTCGGCGTCTCGATGATGCCGCCCGGCCGCGCGCCCCTACCGAAAAGCTGGCCGGCGTGCCTCTCCATCGTCATGGCGACGGCTATGGCCTCACGGGCGCGGGAGACGGGGCTGCGTGAAAACCCGGTGCGCAGGTGAATGATCTCGTCGCGCGGCGTCGGACGGCCGTTGATGCGGTAGTGAGGTTCGCCGGTGCCGTCCTTGTCGTACTCCGCCGCGATGATGCCCTGCCGATAGGCGATGATCTCGCGCGCCTCGCCGCTGACCTTGTTGACCCATGCCATCGCCCCGGCATCGTGCGTCAGGGCGGCCACGATCATGTCGCGCACGAACTCGGCCGAGCTGGTCCAGTCGTTCGCGCCGGCATCCAGAAGCTTCGCCACCGGATGTTCTGTGTCAGGCTTCCATGCGGCGCCGACGCGGTGTTCGATTATGATGGGGAAGCTGGCGACGGTGTCGCTGATGAGGGTGACGGCGCGGGCGACTGCAGGAACCCGCAGCGCGGACTCAACGGTGACCGCCAGGCCCGCCGAGGTCGACACCCCACCGCCAAGCAGGTCGAGGAGCTGCTGGTCGGTCAGGGCTTTCTTCTCGGTTCGGAAGGGCCAGAGACGCATCGACAAGGTTATGCCTGATGCGGGACCCGATCACCTCGCGGTTTGAGGGCGGATTAGACGGTTTTACGCGGTTTCGCGTGGACCGTCCCGAAGGTATGCGATCAGATCGTCCTCGAAGGCGTACCACTTCCCGCCGATCTGATGCACCGGAGAGCCGGGCTGCTTCGCCAGTGTGTCGCGCACGAAGTCAACTCCGGCACCGATCCGGGCACCGATTGCCGGCAGGGTCCAGATGATCCGGTCGCGCGGGCGAGGTCTCATCACAGCGTCGAACATCTCCGGCGTCATGGCTTGTTCCTGGTTTTTTTGAAGTTTTCGAGGTCGACGATCTGTCCCATGCCGGTGCTGTCGTAGCGGATTCGTCCTGCTTCGCGCAGTGCTGCCTCGGCTTGCCCGGCGCGCGTACCGCCCCAGCCCAGCATCCTCATTGCCGTGCCGTAGGACATGGGACCGTGAAGTCGAAGGGCTTCGGCATAAACCTCGAAGTCGTCGGGCCGGGCGTCGGGATCAAGTTGCAGCTCGCAATGAGGGTCGCGGCGAGCCTTGTCGGAGGTGGTGACGGCCGCGCTGGTTTCGCGATGTGGCCCTGCTACACTTGCTACACTTGCTACACTTCGAGCCGACAGAGCCGGAACCGTAGCAAGTGTAGCAAGGGATGAAGCCGATTCTGGAATTTTGAAACGCTGGTAGGCCATCGCTGTCAGCCCTCTCTCACCAACCGTATCCGGCGGGGGCGAGCCGATACCTCCGCAACCCAGCCGTGAGCGGCGAGTGCGGACAGTGTCTCCTCGGCCGCGCTCTTGGTGCGCACCGTACTCGGCCCGAACTGAACGATCTCTCGGAAGCCAACTACATCCTCGCGACGCTGCCGGAGCCAGTCGAGAAGCTGTTGAGCAACCAGAAGCTTCGGATCTGCGCGGGCCGCCTGCTGGAGCCGGATGCTCTCTGCAACATACCAATCCACCAACGTCAGCGCCGAGCGCATGGCCTCGATGCCGATCTCGGCCGCGTAATGATCCTCGACAATCGTCAAAACGCCGGCCAGCCGGGCAGCGTGCTCAGCGGCCTTTGCAGCAAAATCCTGGATAGGGCGCAGATCATTGTCCGGCCCGCATTGCCGTTCGATGTGATTGTAGAACGCGCGCCACGCTATTGCTGCCTCGTTCGTAATCGACAAGACACGCGGCTCCAGTTCGTTGCGGCTGCCGTCGGCCAACGGCCACGAGGCCTCCAAAATAGACAACACGCGCGCGCCATAGGCGCGGATCGCGGCGTCATCCTCTAGCAGCGTGTCACGATAGAAACGCGTGCCGGCGATACTGTCGGGCGCGGCTACCAGAACGCGAGATAGCAACCCTTGATCTCGTAGCAGAGGGTCAGCGAGGAATCGCGCCGCCGCGTCGTGCTGCACCATCAGGTGTATGGACAGCCGGCGGCCGAAGAGAACACTGACGCCGTCGATCGATCGTACTCGCTTGATAGGATGTCCGTCCCATATCTCTGAGTAGCCGGCGGCCGTGCGCAGCCGATTGTCCTGGGACATGCCGTATCCGCCGATGAATTGCCCGCCCTCGGCGCTGAAAATGCCGAGCGCCGCCGGGGCCGTCGCCCACGCCTTCACCAGCCCCTCTATTGTTGGCTCTGGAGCCGTGAGGAACGGGTGCAGCGGCTTTGCAGGCTCGGGGCCGAGCGCCGCCAGCGCGGCCTTGCGGCCCTCGTAGTCGTAGCTCTTGGTGTTCTCGATCTTCTTCTTCTCGGCGTTGTAGGCGGAGATGGCGATCGACCATTCCTTGTGCTCGGCCTCGAATTGCTCTTTCAGCACCTTCTCGCGCTTGCGGATCGGCCACAGGGCCTCGTTGTCGGCCGTGGACTTCCTGTCGCCGGAGGCCGCCACGGTAACGAAGAATAACGAAAGCGGCCGCTTCTGGCCGTAGGGCAGCATCACGTCTGCATGGGCCTGGCCGCCGAGCGCGGCGGCAGCCAGCACCGATTGCGCGGCTATGGCCTCCGGCACTTGCACCTTGCGGGAAATGGCGGCGGCGGCTCTGGATAGGACCGGGCCGAGCGCCTCGACCGGAAACCGCTCGGCAGACGGCAAGGGCGGGAAAAGCGGGATCGGCAGATCTCTACGGCGCTCGTAATCCTCAACGGAAACGATGGTCATGCCGCTGCCGCCTCTCCATCCGCCACAATAACAGAAAGGACGGGCAGGCGCGCGGGGCGCATATGCCGGCGGTAGACCGGCAGCAATTCCGCGCTGATAGCGATCCGGGGCGCATCGCGGAGTCGATCGAAAGCTCGATTCCAATGGACTACTACGCAACCGTCACAGCGGTTCCGCAACCAATCCAACGGCGAGTTGTAGATCGACAGATGGCCGCCGAAGGAATAGGTGCCGGCGTTGTAGATCACATCTTCGCCGAGCGCGAAGGCGCGATTGAGCGCCGAGGCGAGCGTGCCGGTCTTCGGCTGCCAAAAGATCGTGTCTTCCGGCTCCTCGAAAACCAGGAAGGCATTGCCGCCCTGGTCATCCTCGAAAATACCATCATTGGCACGACGGCCCATCGCAAACCGGAGCGGCATCAGCGATGTCAAAACGTCGAGCGGCACTCCGGCCCTATGGAGCCAAAAGAACTGATCTGTTCCGATCTGTTCGTACTGCATGGCTCATTGCCCTCGTGCTGCCGCGATCCGCGCGACAATCCACGCTTCCACCTCGGCCCGGATAAATGCGATACGGCGCTCGCCCAGCGGAATCGCCGGCGGGAAATTGCCGGCCGCGCGGTGGTTGTTGATCATGGTGCGGCTCAGGGTCGTCAGCTCGCACACTTCATTCAAGCTAATCAGCTTGGGCGCCTGCATGTTCTTCTCCTGCAATAAAAAAAGCCGCGCGAGCGGGAGGCTCGACACGGCTTCAGCGGGTGCACGAATCGGCCCCGGCCGGGGACGACATGCATTGATTTCAATTATTTCTGAGGGGTGACTCGGCCTCTCGATACAAGAACCGCCAAGTTATCGAGAATGGTGGCGGCCCCCCTTTGTTTTGTCAAGGACGAATTTAGCGTCCATACGCACAGTTCACGCCTTGTCGAGATAGGCCTCCCAATCCTCCATAAGCTGCCGGCGCTTTTCCAGTGCATTGCTCCGGCGATAGGCGCGTTCGACTGCGTTGCCGACTTGATGCGCCAACGTCGCTTCCGCGACCTCGCGCGGGTGTTCTGTCGCATCGCCCGCCCAATCTCGAAGGGTGCTTCGCAGCCCGTGCAACGTCGCG